TCACTTAACCTTGCCAAGGTTAGAACACGGGTTCGAATCCCGTCGCCCGCACCAACGATCATACCGGTTAGCACGCCTCCGCCGGTCATCAGAAGGGAAAGGGAGGTGAGGTTGCGGGGGGCTCGCAGGCTCGGGGAGTTTGGCGACGCACCAAACCTGCTGGGCCTCCGCGATCGCTTTATCGTTCTTCTTCCGTGCGTAGTAGGTTTCCGTGGTCTTGGTGCTGGCATGCCCCATCATCCGGGACACCGCGTCGAGCGGTACTCCGGAGTCGATGCCGACCTGTCCCCAGGTGCGGCGGCACGCTCTCAGATCGTACTCGACACCAGTCTCCCTGCGGACGATGGCCCGCAGGTCGGTGGTGCCGTTGGTCGAGAACACCCCGTCCCGTCCCTTCTGCAGGTTCTGCAAGCTGGGGAACAGCAGGTCCGAGACAAGGTATTCATTGGCTAGGCTCTTCGCCCTGGCCCGGAGATAGCGGCGCAGGATCGGCAGGCCGTCGGGATGTATGGCCGAGTCCCGTGGCTCGCCATAGCGCCCCTTGCCCTTGACCTCTTCCGCGTGCATGACGCCGCGATCGAGGTCCAGGTCCCCGACCCTGGAGAACCGCAGTTCTTTGGGACGGAGCCCCGAGCAGATCCCCAGGACCGACATGGCATAGGCTTCCATGCGGCGCCAATCATCGTCCGGAACGCGCGCCGCGGCATCAATGATCGTTGCGCGGTCCCGGTCCGAGATGGGGTCCAGCCTCCTCACGGCGTTATGCGGAAAGTGCTGCGGGAACCTGATCCTCGCCCGGTCCACCGCCGCATTGCCTATGTACCGGCACAGCCCGGCCAGGGCATCGATGTTGTGATCGATGCCGCTGTCGGCCATGCCCCTGGACCGGAGCAGGCTGATGTATGACAGGACGTCCAGGTCGACGAAATGATGAGGGTTGGTGCTCTTGATCTTCCCAACCTGCTTGAGAGTCGTCATGTCCTTATGCATTCGCCGCAGCCTCCGTCCCAGCTCCTTGTGGGTGGACTCGGCGATCGCTCCGCCCATGACCCCAAGGTATTCGTTGGACACGGTTAGGAAGGGATAGCGTCCCATGGACCTCGCCCCCCTCCTACGCCCCGTCCGCGCCTTGACCACGGTAGCCCGAGCTTGTAGCATCGGAACCACCAGGGGGCGGAAGGGTGCGGCGCATAATAATATCTCCCGAGATCGACGGCTAGGTCACCGTGTGGCGATCGGCACGATCTCACCGCAGGATCTGCATACCCACGGCCCAATCTCCTCGGCCCATCCACGGTGGACGATCGTGGTCTGCCGCTGCACCCGAAGGCCCTTCCCGCACCCGGGGCACAGTCTCGCCACCGAGTACCCGCCGAGCGCGCCGTGGACGATCGGCAGCTCCGGGGCGATAACGCGCTGCAGGCGGTCGCCCTGCCGGATGAACTCGGAGTTGTCGATCACAGCGATCCCCCTATGAACTTCTCGAAGTCCTGCTTGAACTTCTCCAGGTCGTCGCCCTCGACCACGTAACCGAGGTCCTTGAGCTTGGCGAGCGCTTCCTGCCGATCGTACCCATGCCTCTTTCTCATGTGGATGATCAGGCCCTCCTTGATGGTCGAGGGCAGCCGCCCCAGGACTAATGGAAGGGTATGGTAGTCGCACTCCGGGCACTGCAACGATCCGTCCTCAATCACGGGAACACCTCGGTCGCAATGTTGACCCCCAGCAGGATCATGACGGATATGGCTACGAACACCACTGCGCACAGCGCGATGAATGCCCACTCCGATATGGTCATTTATTATCCCTCCTTGACCTTCGTCTGGGCGAGGGTCAGGACGGCGCATTCGCCGGTCGTGCGGTCATACCAGGCACAATCGCCTTGTATACACTGGTATTGGCCACTCCACTTGATCGCGACATCCATCGGGCAGACAACCATCTCACACCACCCCGTACAGCAGATCGACCATGCAGCACTCGCACAGCTCATCGATCTCCCCGCTCTCGACGACGATGTACTCAGACACATGGATGCGGCAGCACATGCACGGCTCGCCGGGATGCTCCATCGGCTCGATCACGATGCTGATGCGAGAGGCCCACTCCGGATCGATATCGCTCATGGCCATGGCTCACTGCCCCCCGGTCCGGTCCAGGGCCTCTTGCAGTTGCCAGCTCGGAATCCAGATGATGGTGTCTCCGACATCGAACCGAACGTCCCCGTCCCCGACCTCGGTGACGGTGCATACGGCGTCCTTGGCGTCGTTATAGTCATTGCGCGACGCCCACTGGGCCACGATCTTGGCCTCCTTGGACATCTCACTTCGCCCCCTTCACGACGATGTTCACGCCAATGTTCGGCAGGTAGAACTTCCTCTCGCCCTGGCGGGCCTCGACATCGCCGCACGCCCATGCCAGGATGCTCTCGTACCTGAGCTTTGGATCGCCAATGACCGTCCTGGCCTCGTTGAGGATGGCCTTCTCCAGCTTGTTCAGGCTCACGATCACGCACCCCCTTCCTTCTTCTCCGGGATCTGCGGGAGGCCGAGCTTGGCCCGCTCCGCGTTCTCGTCGAACGGCTGCGGTGCGAGCGGTACTCCGCCCATCAGCAGCCACACCCGGCGGGCCTCCAGGACCGCGAGGTCATTGATACCTCTCGGGGCCAGGGGATCGAAGTAGCACTTCCCTATCCCCGGCCCGCCCTTGGTGGTGTCGCCCACCTGTATCGACGATGCGCGGCCGATGCTCTCGGCGATCTTCCGCTCGGCCCTGACCAGGCGCTCCTTCAGCGCATCGATCTCCTTGACCTGGTCCTCGACGGTCTGGACCAGCCATTGCTCGGTAAGCGGATCGAGCGGCATCACTCCACCTCCACGGCGTCGTCCAGTTCCTCAGCCGATGTAAATCCGCAAGCTGTGTACAGCCGCAGCGCGCGGTTCAGCGCGCGGGTGCAGGCCAGCTCCCGCAGGTACGAGTGCATCGCGGTCATCTTGACGTTCTTCGTCGTCGCCGTGGCGATCGCGGTGTACGGGCGGCCGACCTGGGCCATGAGGTCCTTGCGCAGGTCCTCCGGGAACTCCTTGACCATCTTGAGCAGCTCCATGTCCTGCGGCGAGAGGACCGGGAAGATGTACCCCCTGGCCTCGTAGCCGATGAGCTTATTGTCTTCGCGGATCTCCTGCGAGATCTCGGCGTGCATCGATTTGTACCCGCCCTTCTTCTCGGCCTTGATTAACAGGCCCGCTTGCGTGACGAACATGCGGCCGTTGAGGTTGACCACCAGCTCCTTGGGCATGCCCAGGACCTGGTTGACCTCGAAGCTGTTCGTTGGTACGTCCTCGGCCGGAACGAACTCAGGCTGGACGTCCAACGCCTGCTGCTTCTCGACCGGAAGTCCCATCTCCTCCGGGCGCAGGGGCCGCACCCGGCCGTCCGCTTCCAACATTATGTGCTCGCCGTCCTTGCCGACCAGCCGGGCATACTGCCCGACCGGAGGTCGCTCCAGCGTGTAGCCATGGACCTCCGTCAGGTCCGCCAGCTTGGCCTTCCACACTCCTATCATCATGTTCGACATGCTCAGTTCCTCCCGATACCCACCGCATCCCTGACGACCTCAGCCATGTACAGCCCCGGCTTGGTCAGGGTGTACGCTCTCGATCGCGCTCCCCCGTCGATGTGCCGCAGCTGCCATTCGACGATGCCGCTCGTTGTCATCTTGCACAGCTCGAACGAGATGCCCGATCTCTCCACGCCCACAACGCGGCCGATTCCCCGGGCGGTCACCGCCGCCGGTGCGTCGTACTCGCTCACCGCACCCTGCTTGTTCAGCAGGTGCAGGAGGATGCGTTCCCATGTGGTCAGCTCCGGTCCAGCGCTCTCGCTATTGCATGTGGCTAATGCTTCCATGTTGTCCGTCTCCCTGCGCTCTTCGCGCTGAAGGACGCATTGATCTGTTAATATTTCAATACTTCGTAATTATTGTAATTCGTTTCGATTGTAATATCGTATTATTTTATTATAAAATCACCTGTAATATTTAAATTCATGAATACCATAGTTGCAATGCAATGCCTACCATCGAAAGGCGCAAGCCACCGCGCGGCAGCAAGATACTAGACTACCAGAAGGTCCAAAGAACTGGCGGAATTACATTGAATAAAGATTGCCGAACAGCTCTAGACATCAAGGGAGGGGAATGGCTTGTTATCTATCCCGGTCCGGAACCAGGCACGGTAATCATGAAGAAGGTGCCTCACATGGAATTCGTTGATGAGTCGGACGATAAATGAGATGAGCGACGATCCAAATCCTGATTGATATTTCTCATGTGTTTTTGAACCAGCTCGCGTAGCGCAGGGTTTTCGAGATCTTCCTTTTCCCCACCCACGATCGTGATGGCCACACATCTCAGTTCCACATGACCCCCCGCGAAGGAGGCTGCATATGACCATAATACCATCTGTGAGAGGTGCCCGAAAATCATCGGCGCATATTGCGCTTTTATTGCATCGCACCATATTTTAACTGGACAAAACAAAATTACCGAGGCATGTTGATGCGCCAACCAACCCTTCCAAATACCGAAAGTGCAGACGCATTATAAACGATCCTTATCCCCTAACGATGATGGTCTATCGAATCACCGGAAACAACCCTTCGTCGGAGTTAATTATTAATTATTAATTTAATTATTAATTAATAAGAAACTCTTTCTAGATAGATAGATAGATAGATAGATAGATAAGAAGGGGCGAGAGCACCAAGATATCTTCTTGCTCTATTGATTTTTAGAAAACATACTCCACGGGGACCGTCACCGGAAATCGTACCTACGTATTTTTAAATTACAATAGTATTGAACCTCAAGGAGGCGGAGCAACGGCACGTCCTAAAAAATATGAGCATGGGTTCAAGATCGTCACTTTTTCCGCGCCAGAGGATTTGAGCAAGAGACTGAGGGATTATGGGGAGGCCAATCCTGGTGGGCTATCGTCGTTCATCTGCGAGTGCCTGGAAGCCAAACTAACTGGGGTCGACTCCAAGCGGATCGCAAAGGAGTTGCGGACGGAGAACGACCAGATTACCATACTACGAGGTGAACTCTCCGAGCACGAACAGAGGGCCAGAGATCTCCAGGCCCAGCTGAACGAGCAGAGGGAAATCCATCAAGACACCACTGACAATCGCATCGAACTCCTCGCGCAATGCGTGCGCACCGGCCGCATCAACGACCTCGAGCTGTTCCGCGCTTGGGCCGACGCCCCGGCTGGGCGGGAGGTCCTCCCCCGCTGTAGGTTCCCAACCGCCGATGACGCCTTCGAATGGATGTCCTCCGATCCCGATGCCGTCGCCTGGCGAGGCGACAACGATCCCCGCGTGCGCAAGCTGCAAGGGGGATTGAAGTGACCACCCGATCGGAGCGCATATCGGAATGGCTGGCAACCCTGCCGCAGGACGGCCGGTTCACCACCACCGACGCCTACGAACGCTTCCTGCGTCGCTGGCCGAGCATGAGGTTCAGCCGCATGAACGCCGCGCAGCAACTGACCAAGAGCGGAATGTTCCAGCGGGTCGATGCCCGCGCCCGCGACCAGGTGTGGACCGCAGCGGTGGATCAATGATCGAGTTCGAAGTGCTCGGACTGCCGAAGCCCAAGGGCTCGACGAAATCATACCCCTACCGCCGCAAGGATGGGAAGCTCGGGGTCAGCACCACCAACAGCTGCCCGGGCACCGCGGAATGGGAGGAGCGGGTGCGCACAGAGGCGGGGCGCGCCGTCCCGGACGGTCCGGTGGCCGCGCTGGACAAGGGATGCGCGGTCACGCTGTTCTTCTTGCTGCCTCGGCCGCAGTACCTTCGGAAGAAGGATGCCTGCGCCATTAAGCGCCCGGACATCGACAAGCTCGCCCGCGCGGTCTTGGACGGCCTCACCGGCCCGATCGTGCGCGATGACTCGCTGATCGTTAGCCTGGTGGTGGACAAGGATTACTGTCAAGGGAACGAGCGCGCCGGCTGCCTCATCACGGTCGAGCCGCGCGAACCGAGGAGACTCGAACGGAGGTAAGGACATGGCTAGGAAGAAGAAGGACAAAGAGGAGACGGTGGTGGAGATCCCGCCCAACGCCTCCCCGGAGCTGGTAGAGGAACGCATGGCCGAGGTCGTCGACGCGGCGATCCCGCTGGAGGACCCCCAGGAGAACTGGGACTCGTTCCACGATCGCGGCGCACCGACTCCGGACCCGATGATCGAGGAGGGCGTCGGCGACCCCATCAAGCGCGAGCCGTTCTGGCGCGGCGGTCCGCTGGACACCGTTAAAGGGATGCCGTGGCACTCCGTCCTGAACCAATGCCCTCCGGGCAGCATCATCGTGCTGCTGCCGGGACTGTACTCCTGGGGCGAGGGCGAGAAGCAAGAGTCGGTGCAATTGGGAAAGGAGCTGGAGCTGGAGGTTGATGATCCCTCGTTCTGGACCCCAGAGAAGATCATTGACTATATCTGCACCATCTACTCCGAGGAAGAGGATGAACAGGAGATCGAGGAGGACCCCAACTACGTCAGAGCCCAGGACATGGTCGCCGAGGGCGAGGGGCGCAAGCAGACGCAGCAGCTGAGGTTCGACTCCGACTCGGGACAAATGGTCCCGGCGCCGGTGGCCACCATACTGCACAAGCCCCGCGCCGTCCCGGTGGAGATCAAGCTGGCCAACAACCAGTTCAAGATCAACACCACCGAGGAGGGCCAGGAGAACATTGCCGAGAAGTCCCGCGACGACATCCGGGAGTGGGTCATTCCCCGCATGAAGGTGCTCAAGGACGCCACCATCCGGCAGGGAGACTTCGATGCGGCGGTCGATCTGATGGTCCAGGTAATCCTGGGCGAGGTCGATGTGGAAGAGGTCTGGAAGGACAACGTCAAGCAAGCCTCACCAGCGGCCAAGGGGGAGGCTTGAGCATGCCCCCGCCTCGCTTGAAGAAAAACATCCCCCAGGACCTCCTCGACATAACAAAGTGCCCTGACTGTGGCAAGGTCCAAAAGAAGGTCCGAAAGGTAGCGGGGGACACCTGCGAGAACGAGGACTGCGAAAGCACCGTCGACCCCTACGTCACCAGGGAGGGCGAGACCGTCCTCATCTGGCAGAACCCCAACTGGGACGGGTGATCGGATGCCTCTCTACAAGGGACACTTGATCTGCACCAAGTCCGGGACCGTGCGCTACACCAAGGGTGCCTCGACCAAACCCAGCGAGGTCGCCGTATCGTTCAACTTCGAGCTCCCCGACACCCTGTTCTGGAAGCCGGTCATCCCGCTCAAGGTCCAGGTCGACCCGGTCAAACCCCCGGTCATCACGCCGGAGCTGCGCGTGAAGGCGCAGGAATTGCTGGAGAAGGAGTTCGGGCTGAAGATCGAGCTCGCCATCGTCGCCAAGGACCCCTGCCCCGAATGCGGCCTGTACCGTGACGGGGAATGTGATCCCGAGAAGGACCCCTGCGACGAGAGGAAGACCTTCATGGAGGTGAGGGGGTGAACGCGCTCAGCAGCGCCTGCGCCACGCGACATCACAACGCGTGCAAGGGCGTCAAGGGCCGCGGCGATGACGCGCAGCCATGCGGGTGCGTATGTCATGCCCGCTCGGCGGTCGTCGCGCAGAAGGAGCAGCGCCGCGCGGCGAAGGCCGCAAAGCCCAGACCGAGGCCCGATCGCCAATCATTCCACGGAGCCCGGGGCGTTGGGAAATCGGCGCTCATGGAGGAACAGGTCAAGAAGGCCGAGGGGGAGGGCAAGAAGGTCCTGGTCATCAGGCCCGACACCGAGGGCCGCCCGGCATGCTACGGCCTCTGCTACGAGCTGTCCAGCGCGTGCAATGCATGCGGCAGCTTCAACGCTTGCAGGAAGGCGACGATATGATCACGGCATCTGCGGGGGGGGGGGTGTCCCGCGTGAGCAGCCGCTCCCGTAATCCTTCCCGCGCTCTCATGAAGCGGGACGTCTGGGCTCTCGGTCCGCCCTCCAACGGCTACCCTGGCGCGTTCCCGCGAGGGCTTATCAAGCGCATCAAAGCCAACGGGTGGTGGGGGCAGGACCGGCTGTGGATGTTCAGCGGCTCATTCCAGGATGTAGGCGGAACCATGGTGGATGCACGATCCGGACGGGTATGCTCAAAATGCCGTAACGTCGAGGTCGCATGCAAGTGCCCCGACGGCCCTGCGCTCTCCAAGGTCGAGGTGCGCCCGACCTTTGTAGCGGATTGCGAGGACCTGCCGTGCGAGGACGAATCATTTGATTTCGTGATGCTGGACCCACCATATTCGGAGGCCGAGGCTGCCGACCTGTACGACATGCCGTACTGCAACATCCCCAAGGTGGTCAACGAGGCAGCTCGAGTATGCGCTCCGGGCGGCCGGGTGCTGATGCTGCATCGCCTGATACCGTGGGCCGGGCCGTGGGAGAACGAGCACAAGAAGCGCCTGGTCCCGGAGGCGGTGATCGGTGTGTACACCATCGCCGGTTACACCAATATTCGCTGTCTTAGCGTGTGGCGGAAGAACGAGAGCCTGACGCCATTCCTCGGGGACGGTGACCGACAATGACCCGTCACAGCCCGTTCACCAGGCGGGGACGCCAGATGCTCCTGCACCTGCGGAGGAACGACCCTGACGCGCTGCTTAAGGACAGCGACCGGCGAGCGTTCACCCAGCCGGGGATAGCCAAGGAACTCGGGGCCAGCCGCGGGACGACCTCCGATCTTCTCCGCGTGTTCACCGACGAGGGGTTGGTCATCCAGGGCCGGACAGTGGTCGGAGGCCAGGGAGCGACCCCGTACACCTACATTCTCACCGACAAGGGCCGAGCCGCCGCCAAGCTCGTCGCGCTGCTGGAGGAACAGTCATGAACATCGCGGTCATCGATCACGTCATCGCGACGTCACTGGACCTCCGGGAGCGCGTCATCGTTTACCTGGCCGCCCTTCCTCCATGCGAGCCGGGAGCGTTCGACGCGGAGAGGACCACGGACCGCATAGCGAGGACGCTGGGCAGCTCCACCGCGAACATGTACCGCACGATCACGCTGATGGAGGCCGAGCGGCTCATCAGATCGGACCGGACCTATCCGAACCGAGGCAGCCAGCGCGGGTACACCTCGGTCTGGTCGCTCACCGAGGACGGGCGCAAGTTGGCCGAGGCCATCAGGGAGAGGATGACATGAGCGCCGCGGGCTCGACGATCGTCATACCCTGCCGGTGCGAGAACGGCCGTCCCTGCGGCAAGACCATGGAGGTCAGGACGATCGGCAAGATGACCATGCTCAACATCGTCGGTCATGACGACAGCAAGGGCATGATGCTCATCGACGAGGACCGCCGCAAGCTGATCGAGGCGCTCGGAGGCGAGGCCCGATGAGCTATTCAGAACTGTACGTGACCTGCGCTGACGCCTTCGAGGACCAGGCCCCGCTCAAGGGCAAGGGGCTGCTGGTCAAGGAGTTCCCCGAGAAGGTCGTCGTGGCGGTGACCGCCGACGAGCCCGTAGAGTTCGAGCTCGAGGGCCTGATGGGGTGCACCATCGAGCCGTTCTATTTCTACATCTGGAAGAACGGCTGGCTGGCCACTATCCTGGCTCCCGACGGCGGGCCTATTATGGGGAGGGGCATGGAGGATGAACTGATCAGGATCATCGGAGGCAGAGCATGATCCGCAGCCACGTCAGCGGCGACTCGATCGTCAACCGCGTTTACTGCGATGAATGCGGTTGGCGCCTCTCCCTCCACTATAAGGACGAGATGGGGGACGATTTCGGACCGGGAGATGACGACTATCTCCACCCGATGAAGGCCGAGCAGCACCTCTGCCCGATCTGTTTCAATCGCATCATGAAGCGCGCGGTGCGATCGCACTGCCACACCGACTGCCGCACCAAGCCCTGCGAGCGTGGCCACGACTGCTGGGTCAACCCCTTCCCGCAGCTCATGTACCTGCACTACGTCTCGCAGCGCGTCGGGAACTTCCATCCGCACGTCCCTCGGCTCCTCGAGCTGACCTTCGGGCGGGTCGAGGGCAAGTGCTGCGCGCATCCCAAGCGCGTCCGGACGGCCTATTTCGATGAGGACCATGGCACCGAGTATGAGGACCTCTGCGATGGTTGCGGCAAGTACTGCGACTGGGCAGAGTGCGATCACCAATGTTCTTGCTACGGCGAGGACGGCGTGGAGATCGACATCAGGACAGGCCGGCAGATCACGGAGATGATCTCATGACACGCTCCATCGGGGCGACAAGATTGGAGTGCTGTCTGCGTTACACCAAATGTGAACCGTGGGCATATGGGAGTTGCGCGGATTGCGAATTTCGTCCCCTCAAGATCTATCAAGGAAACAGTCTCAAGCGGTCAGTCGTCCGATTTTGCAACGAGCACGGCGTCGGCATCATGATGTGCACGGACTGGCGGAACCCTATGAAGTTTCCCTATTATGCCCTGGACAATGGCGCCTACTCTGCCTGGTCCAACGGACGGGAGTGGGACGAGGAGCACTTTCTCAAGATATTGGTTCGGGCGATGGTGGCTATCAGGCAACCAGACTTCGTCGTTGTGCCCGACCAGGTCGCTGCTGGGGGGGATTCCCTGCGCTTCTCGGTGAAATGGATCAAGAGACTTCCCGAGTTTCCCGGCACGCGATACATGCTGGCGGTGCAGGATGGTATGGAAGAGGAGGAAGTTCACAATGCGCTCAAAAAGTGGGACTTCGGTGGGCTATTTGTCGGGGGGACGATGGGCTGGAAGCTCAAGACTTCGCCGCAGTGGGTAGATCTTGCGCATCACCATCACATGCCGTGCCACATAGGACGCATAGGGCCGTGGCATCGCATTCTATGGGCAGCCAGGATAGGGGCCGACAGCATAGACTCAACCACCTGGGTGCAGCAGGACAGGCTGCATCACATCACCGACGCCAAGATGCAGCAGACACTCGGGACGGTGGTCTAATGGTCATCCTCTCGTTCAGCGTCAAGGAGGCCGAGATCCAGGCGGGGGTAAAGATCAGGACCACCAGGGTCTACACTCCGGAGAAGCACGCGCTATGGCAGCGCACGCTGGTCGGCGGGGACAAGACCCTCCAGGGCTGGTGGAAATCTCGCCGCCCGGAGGGGTACAAGCTGTTCGATCGGCAGGGGCACGATCTTTTCCGCATGAAATGGGAGCGGAGTGAGAAGGGCGAAACCCTCATTCCTGCTCGGGAATTAGTTCCGATGTCGGGACGCTTCATTACTATGGAGCCCATCGAAGCATGGCAGTACATCAACGAGGAAGGCTTCAACGGAGACCTGAAGGAGCTGAGCATGTTCTTCGAGGAACATTACCCGAACGTCGAGGACATCATCTTCCAATCCATCGCCTTCCCCCCGGAGGAGTAAATGGCCGTACCGCAGTCGGCCGCAGGGGACGCAGCGTTGACCGCCTCCGGAGTCTCCGACGTCTCTCGATGGGAGGCGTTCTTCCAGGGCACCGAGTACATGCAGAGGGTCCGCGAGGTCGCCGACCTATACCCCGAGGTCCGCAGCGTCAACGTCAAGTACGATGACCTGGACCGATTCGACGCCGACCTCGCCGCCAGCCTGCTGGAGCACCCCGACCTGTACCTCCTGGCGGGCAAGCAGGCGATGAAGAACCTGATGCACCAGGACATGCGCGGCGCGGACATCGCGGTGCGCGTCGACCGCCTGCCCCGCGACGCCAGGGTCAACATCCGCGACCTGCGCGGCAAGTACCTCGGCCGCCTGGTGAGCTTCGAAGCGTTGGTAACGCGCGCCACGCAGGTGAAGAGCGACGTGCGCATCGGGCGGTTCAAGTGCCTGCGGTGCGGGCATACCATTACCCAGGAGATGGAGGGACAGCACTTCTCCGAGCCGATGGAGTGCGCCAAGGAACAGGACGGCTGCGGACGCTCGGCCGCCTCCACCCGGTTCAAGTTCCTCCCGGACATGACCGTCACCCAGGACATCCAGAAGATCGAGTGCCAGGAGCCGCTGGAGAATGCGCGCGGGGGCACTTCCCCGGCCCGCGTCACAGTGTGGCTGACCGGCGAGCTGGCCGGGGCGGTAAGCGCGGGGAACCGCGTCATCGTCAACGGCATGCCGAAGATGGTGAGGCAGGGAAATCCTCCAAAGAGCACGATCATGGAGACCGACGTCGACGCGGTGAGCGTCGAAGTGCAAGGACAGGAGTTCGGCGAGCTGGAGATATGCGACGAGGATCGCGAGCGCATCGAGGCGATGGCACGCTCCCCGCTGCTGTACCAGGACCTCATCGCCTCGATCTCGCCGAGCATCCGCGGCTATGAGATGGAGAAAGCGGGGCTCCTTCTGCAGCTGTTCGGCGGCGTCCCCAAGGTCCTCGACGACGGCACGCGGCTGCGCGGCGACATCCACATCCTGCTGGTCGGCGATCCAGGGGTCGCGAAGAGCGCGATGGTGCGGTACATGTCGCGGCTCGCGCCGCGCGGGGTGTTCGCCAGCGGCAAATCGTCCAGCGCGGCTGGCCTGACCTGCGCGGCCACCAAGGACGGCGATTGGGGCGAGGGCCGGTGGACGCTGGAGGCCGGGGCCATGGTCCTCGCCGACAACGGGTTCCTGGGCGTGGACGAGCTGGACAAGATGAAGGACGAGGACCGCTCGTCCATGCACGAGGGAATGGAGCAGCAGCAGATCCACTATAACAAGGCGGGCATCGCCGCCACGCTGCAGACGCGCTGCTCCATACTCGCAGCCATGAACCCGGAGGACGGGAGGTTCGACGGCAACCGCACGCTGGTAGAGCAGCTGGACATACCGGACACGCTGGTCAGCAGGTTCGACGCCATCTTCCTGATCCAGGACCGGCCCAACGTGCAGCGGGACACCGACATCTCCGGGCACATCCTCCAGTCGCACCGCCGCGGCGGTGCGCTCGCCAACATCGGTGAGGAGGGCATGGCCGGAATCCTGCAGGAGACGGAAGAGGTGGCCCCCAGATACGACGCGGAGATAATGCGCAAGTACGTGGCCTACGCGCGTCGCATCAAGCCGGTGCTGACGGTCGAGGCCATCGGCGCGATACAGCAGCACTACGTCGGCATCCGCAAGCTCGGCGAGGGGGACGACAAGGCGGTGCCGATCACCGCGCGTCAGCTCGAGGGCTACGTGCGCATGGCCGAGGCTTCGGCGCGATCGCGGCTGTCGCGGTGGGTGCAAGCGCAGGACGCCAAGCGCGCGATCGACGTGGTCGAGTACTACCTGAATCTCTTCACCCCGACCAACGGCGGCCTGCGGGACATCGACGCAGTGATGGCGCCGATGCCGAAGAACAAGCGCGACAAGGTGCGCGCGGTCCTGGACATCATAAGGACCGGGGGCAGCGAGGGCATATCGATCATGGAGGTGTGCGAGGTCGCCGACGAGAAGCTCAAGCTGGACGAGGACGAGGTCAAGGAAATGATCCAGAAGCTGCTGCAGCGCGGCTCGATCACCGAGGTCGACGCGGCCAGGGGCGTAATGAAGGTGGTCAAGTGAAGTTCATCTGTCCAACGTGCGGTGGGGAAGGAGTACTCCAGCCGTTCGTTTATCCGTACTTTGTGAAGGGGCTCATCAGGAGAAGATACTTCGCGATGTGCTCCTGCCCCAATTGCTTCCGCAGGACTGTGGTCAGATCATCATTTGACGCCGAGATGACACGCTCCCAGTTCAAGCAGCTCCTAGTAGAGATAGAGGCGCGTTCCAGGACGCCGATCGGGAGGGTGGATGATTGAATGAAGGTCGGCTCACTCTTCACTGGCATCGGAGGGCTGGACCTCGGCCTGGAGCGTGCGGGCATGGAGGTCGCCTGGCAATGCGAGGTCGACCCGTTCTGCCGGGAGATACTGCGGAAGAACTGGCCGGGGGTGCCGGTCTATGACGACATTCGAGGAATACGACGGGTACGAGGAGGAGCAACGAGAACTGGAGGAGGACCTGGAGGCGTGGCGGGAGGAGTTCTGGAAGAGCTATCGCCCGTTCTCCCGCAACATAGCGACGAGGGAACAGGCGGAGCGGTCGATCGGGTCGATGTCCTGGTGGGCGGATTCCCATGCCAGGACCTCAGCGTGGCGGGCCGCGGTGCGGGCCTTAAAGGCGAACGAAGCGGACTGTGGTTTGAGATGCTCAGATGCATTCGCCTGGTTCGACCCAAGTACGCTGTCGTGGAGAACGTTCCAGGTCTCGTTAACCGGGGACTCAACGCCGTTCTTGGGGGTCTGGCCCTTAGCTCTTATGATGCGGAGGTCGATTGTATATCGGCGGCAGCCGTCGGGGCGTGCCATCGACGCGATAGGATCTTCATCGTTGCCTACCCCGAGCGCGACGCCGTATGGGACGAACCGGTCACCGAGCAACGGAGCGAGGGTCCGACCCTCGCTCCAGACAATGGCATCGAAGAACCTCTGGCCGACGCCCTGGGCGTCGGCCTCGCACGGGGCAGGCCTGCACGGAAAGGGAGGGATGGACCTACAGACGGCGGTCAAGCAAGGGGAGTCGGCCAGGCCGACTCCCCGCTCTCACTGCGTGGACATGGGCACGCTCCTGATGGCGAAGTATTCGGGCCAGGCGCGAAAGAAGCGCTTGCCCGGTTCCGACTACGATCCCGAGAATGGTGGGATGCTGAACCCGACGTGGGTCGAGTGGCTGATGGGGTTCCCCATCGGGTGGACAGACTCAGATGCCTCGGAAACGCCGTCGTCCCCCAGGTCGCGGAAGCAATAGGGGAAGCGATCATAAGATGGGAAGGGCTGGCATGACCGCATCATGTCAGCCGTGGTGGTCCGCAAAGCAGGACATCGGGACCCCTAGAGATCTCTTCGATCTGCTAGATGCCGAGTTTCATTTCAGTCTCGACCCATGCTCTACCGATGCCAATGCTAAATGCGCTCGACATTACACCCCCGAGCAGGACGGTCTGGCGCAGAGATGGGACGGGGCGGTGTTCATCAACCCCCCATATGGAAAGATAGATCCGTGGGTGGAGAAGGCGTTGCGGGAGATAGATCACTGTGAAGTCATCGTCTTCCTGGTCCCATCTAGGACAGACCGCCCATGGTTCCATGCCCTTCTACGTGGGGGGGCGGAGTTGAGATGGCTGGATCATCGCATACAGTTCGAGGGAATGAAACACAAGGCAATGTTCGCCTGTTTCGTCGCAATACTGAGGGGGCCGCGGTAACATGACTGCCTCCGACGATCCATGGGCGGCGCTCACCATCGTCTACGACCCGGAGGACCTGGAGAGTCTGGTAGCCACGCTCTATAACGATCCGGCGGTGCGCGTCGAGGACATCCCCGACCGAATTAACCTGGATATGACGGCACGCGGCTGCGAGTTCAGGCTCAGCAATCGAATCCTGCAGCGCGTCCTCCGGTCGCTGCGAGAGCAGGAGCGCATCCCCGCGGTCAAGCCGCACCGGCGGCGGTGACCGGAACCGCGGCGCAATAGCCAAATACACCCCGCTCAATAATGCGGATCAAGGGCCTGAGAAGCTCCGTCTCCTAACGAGTTTTCGACGGGCCCCGGGGCGGTGGCATCGGAACCACCGAACGCGCCGCCCCTCCCATTTCTCGCAAAACACCACGATAATTATCAAGTGCACCACCACCCCGTCATCGGTCCGGAGATAGCTCTGGCAGAGAGATGGGATGCCCTCCGGCCGTGCGGTACACCCGTCGGTCGGAGCAATGCTCGGAGCGATCGCCGATCGTGAGGTGAGTTCTATGGATATTCCAAAGCACAAGCTATGGCTAGTCTGGTGGATGACATGGGGCGACAAGATCCACAGCCGCTTCCATGAGCGCCGGGACCGCGCCGAGGAGCACGTCATGGAGCTGCAACGCCGCAAGGACGTAATAGCGCTGCAGTACGGAGAGGTGGAGAACTGCCTCGCCGTCACCGACGATTGGAAGAAGAAGTTCATCGAGAACCATCCCGAGCTGTTCGAGAGGGAGTGAGCTCCATGGCGACGATCATCAAGTGCGCGATCGACGGGGAGCCGTGCAACCTGAGCGGAGGACGATGCCGCCACCTCAAGGACTGGTCCGGCAAGTGCACCAGCAGACAGAAGGAGAAGGTGAGGCGCAAGATCCCCGAGCCGAAGAGCAGGCCATGGATCCGCGAGCCCGAGGAGCTGTAAAGGGATCGGATGCGCAGCTACCACAAGAGGTTGCTCAACGAGGCGTACCGTACGCTAAGCGCCCGGAAGAAAAGCTTCGACTACATGGATGTAATGCGGCTGCTTCCGTCAGGCGATCACTCGCCGATCGAGCGCGAGGTATGGCGGGAGATGCGGGCTTCCAAGGACCTGGAGCTGGTGACGCCTGGAACGAAGCACCGGCGGGCGAGGTATAGGCTAAAGCCAGGGAGGCGGCGGCCGCGCCGTCATTAATAAGAGTCATCCCCGGGTCTGAACAGGGGATGGGAGCGAAGCGCAAGGGCACGGCCAGCAAGATTACGAAAGCACCAACGAAGGCCGCACCCCCCACCCCCGCGCCCGCATACCCGCCTGGCCCGCGCAAATGCAAGCACGCCAAGAAGAACGGCAAGCCCTGCCGCGCCCCACCCCTCAAGGACAGCGACTTCTGCCTGGCCCACGATCCCCGCCCGGAGATCCGCGCAAAGCTCGCCAAGTCGAGCAGCGCGGGCGGAGAGGCCAAGGCCGCGAAGGACAGCATCCAGTGGGACCGCATTGAGGTCACCGACCGCGAGTCGCTGCGCAAGTTCGTGGACCAGGTCGTCGATCAGGTAGCGCGGGGGAAGATGCAGCCCAAGATCTCCTACGCCCTCGCCCCGCACCTGACGCTCCTGGTCAAGCTGTTCGAGCCGACGGACGCGGACCCGGCACCTCCGGCGTCGCAGGACGCCGAGATCCTCCCCGCGGTATTGGAGGTCCTCGACGCGCACCCCGAGGCCAAGGCCGAGATGATCAAGCGCATGGAGATGATCTCCAAGTGACCGCCGAGGCGCTCCCCAGGTGCAATACAGGGGACGACACCCTCGGTCAGCCAGCGAATGGGCACCTAACATTATCTCCCAGTCTCGACAGGCTGAGGAAGGCTATCGACCCTGCGTTTTGGGCGCGCGAGGAGCTGGGCTTTGAACCAGACCCTTGGCAGGTCGACGCCCTGCGCGCCGACGACCGCGAGGTCATCTTTCTTTGCTGCCGGCAGAGCGGGAAAAGCACTACCGCGGCCATCAAAGCAGCCCACCGCGCCGTCTGTCGTCCCGGCTCGATGATCATCCTCATCTCTCCCACGCTGCGGCAGTCCATCGAGTTGTTCGACAAGGTGCGCACCGGGGTGATCGCCAAGCTCAAGGACCCTCCCAAGTTGGTGGAGGACAACAAGACCTCCCTGCGCCTGGAGAACGGATCGCGCATCGTGGCCCTGCCGGCCAGCCCGGACACCGTGGTGTGCTACTCGGCTGTCGACCTGCTGATCAAGGACGAATCGGCCCGGTGCCCCCCGGACATCGACGAGGCGGTCCTGCCCATGCTGGCCACGACCAATGGGCAGTATATCCAGCTGTCGACCCCCAAGGGCAAGCGCAACAAATTCTATCACGACTGGATCGAGAGCAAGGCCCGCAAGTTCAAGGTCATCGCCGACGACGTGCCGCGCATCACCAAAGCCTTCCTGGCCAAAATGAAGGCCAAGCTCGGCTCCAGGAAGTACGGCCAGGAGTTCCTGTGCGAGTTCCTGGAGGAGCAAGAGGGTGACCAGTTCAAGCGCGAGTGGTTCGCCGACAAGTACGTCCTCGACCACCCGCCCGGCGCTCGCGCGGTGCGCTTCTGGGACAAGGCGGCGACCGAGGTACGCAAGAACGACAAGGGGAAGGAGGAGAACGACCCCGACTGGACCGCGGGGGTCAAGATGTGCGAAAAGGACGGGCAGTTCTGGGTCATCGACGTGCGGCGTGACCGGCGCAGTCCCAAGGGTAACGAGGACTTGATCAAGGATACCGCAGCGAGCGATGGCTACACCGTCGCAGTGCGCATGGAGGAGGAGGGCGGGTCCAGCGGTAAGGACACCTCCGATCGCTACCAGCGCAGCGTGCTCAAGGGCTACAACTTCAAAGGCATCCGCAGCACCGGTTCCAAGGTCGAACGGGCCGAGGCGTTCTCGGCCGCTTGCGAGGCCGGGAACGTGTTCATCGTCCGGGGGAAGTGGGACTACAACGGCTTCGTCGATCGCCTTTGCTCCTTCCCGAGCGTCGATGTTCACGATGACGAGGTGGACGCCGCGGCAGGTGCGTTCAACGAGCTGGCACGGACCGACCGCGGGTACGAGCCGTCAGAGGAGGATGCCTGCGGCGGGAGCCGCATACCGGACGAGCTGATGGAGGACTACGATGGCATATTTTGAGGAGAGGTGAGGACATGGCCGAAGCGAAAGCACAAGAGACGACGGAAGAGGGGGACCTGTACGTCTGGTCCACCGGGCACTACTACGCGAAGCCGCACATCGACGCCAAGAAGATCATGGACACCAGGCGTAATTACGCGGTCAAGGGGAACGTCAAGAAGCTGAAATCGACGCTGTTCGCCGACAAGTACACGCTGGAGATCCTGGACCCGGAGCGAGAGCCGGACGTGGAGCTGTCCGCCCGGCTGATGAATATGTTCGAGGCGGCGGGCGTGCGGCTGTGGAACCGCATGCAGCTGGCCTACGATGACGATCTGACCTGGGACATCTCGATCATGAACCAGGTGTGGGAGTGGGTGGACAACGAGTACGTCCTCACCCGGCTGCGCCGGCTCTCGCCGCGCAACTTCGAGAACGTGCCATCCGGAGGCGGGTACCGGGCCTCGGCCGACATCCTGCAGGGCATCTGCCTCAATGAGAAGGGGGAGATGGAATACTGGCACGACAACGGCTCGTTCCGGCCGGGCTCGAAGAAGCAGCTGGACCCCAAGAACCTGTTCATCGTCCGCGATCCGCAAAGCACCGAGCTGCCGGGCGACAGCGACGTGGCCACCCTCGCGCCGGTGGTGACGCGCTTGAACTTCGCGCAGGTCGCTCTCGGGCAGCTGCTCAACCGCGTCGGCTCCCCGACGATCTTCATCAAGATCACCGACCCCCAGAAAGGCGACAAGGAGTACGCCGACAAGCTGCTCAAGAACTGGGGCAAGGACAGCGTGTTCCAGCTGCGCTCGAACATGGAGCCGATCGATCTCAAGATCCAGGACAACGGCACTGCCCTGCGCGCCGTGGACAAGTACGAGGGCATCATCAAGGAGTATTTCAAGCCGTCCTCCCTGCTGCAGCGGGAGGGCGCCACCATCGGCGGCAACGCCGCGGCCGAGGCCGACCTGTACAGCCAGTACGCCCGCGGGGTGTACACCTACATCGAGGACGCCTTCGAGGTCCTGCCGCAGATCTACCTCGAGGCCAACGGCTTCGAGGGCTACACCGCACAGTTCCACATCGGCAAGCAGGCCGCCAGCATTGACTACATCAACACGCGCATCGCCGAGGTCGGGACTACCACCAGGACGATGACCGTCAACGAGGTGCGCGGCGAGCTGGGCAAGCCAGCGATGACGCCGGAGCAGATCGCGGCGATGGCCGAGGAGTGGGACCTGGTGGCCCCGGCCGCCGCGCCCGTCGACCCCTACGCCATGATCAACGCCGAGCCCACCTCCAACGCCAAGGCGCTCGAGCGCGAACTGCGCAAGGCCGGCGACCGCGCCTTGGAGGACATCGTCAAGGAGCTGTGACATGGACCCCAAGCTGCTGGCCCAGGTGATGGCAGCGCTGAACACCTGGTTCGCGTCTATGGCCGCATCGCTCACCGACAATGCGCGCACCTCCTACGCTGAGGGGGCTAAGGCCGCCGACCGCGAGGTGCGCATACGACTCGGCAGCAGCGCGTACTCCGAGGCTGCGGCGAACTATGCGAAAGAGTACGGCCGCAAGCTGGTCGAGGACGGCGGCTCGGAGGTGTTCGACAAGGAGGCTGGCAAATACGTCTTCAAGCCCTGGTACTCGGACTCCAGCGAGGAGACGCGATCGCGCGTGGTGGAGATCATCGAGCAGGGCATCAAGGACGGCAAGCCCGCGGGAACTAAGGAGCGCAAGAAGGGCGGGTACACCGACGGCTCGATCGCCAAGGACCTGGAGGAGTATTTCGACGAGCGGCGATCGCACGCCTCGACCGTTGCGCACACTGAGAAGGCCAACATCACCAACGCTTCGCGCCTGGAGCAGCTGCAGCGCCGCGGGGTGCGCGAAGTCGACGTGTACGACGGGACCGATGACGACGACGAGTGCCGCGCCGCCAACGGCTCGCGGTGGCCGATCGAGTACGCGCTCGAACATCGTCTGCAGCACCCCAACTGCACCCGGCGGTTCCGCGCAGTGCTCGACGGCGCCACCATCCGGAGGGGATGAATGCCGTCCGGTCGTGACCTTTCCCAGCGGGAGATCTCCGAGATCCTGCGGCGGAATGCCGGAGGGGAGTGGCCGGCGCAGATCGCCAAGCGCATGGGACTTTGCCATAAGACCGTGGTCAAGGTCATCAGCGGGGCCAGGAATTCAGATAAATCATCCCCCCGCTGAGACCCTTGTGCCCTACTCGACGATAGCCGAACTGCCAGAGGTCGTGAGGATGGCCCTGACGGAGGAAGCGCAGGAGATCTTCCTCGCGGCGCACAGTGCGGTCGTGGCGAGGAACCCTGGCGACGAGTCTTGGGCCATGCGCGCCGGATGGGAGGCGGTCGGCCGGCAGTTCAAGAAGGGCTCCGAAGGAAAGTGGCACGCCATCCTCGAGAACAAGGGCGGGATGCGCGCGCTGTACTCCAAGGCCGAGCACCTCAACGCCAAGCACGACACCATCCTCCAGACGCTGGACCGCAGGGTGGGCGAGACCTTCTTCGACGCCTCGGAGTTCGCCAAGTCGGTGGACGCCTGGAAGGGCGTGCCGCTGATCTATGTGCCCAAGGGCATGGGGCACCCCGACCTCGACGCTTTCGACGAGGACCCCGAGGCCGCACTGGCCAAGGTGAAGGGGCAGATCGTCGGAGAGGTCAGCGGGCCGAAGATCTCCAAGGCCGGGCATCCCCGCCTGCTCGCGGACCCCGAGTTCGCGGACGCGAGCATGGACCAGCTGATCGAGGACGGAGTCCTGTCGCTCAGCACCGCGTTCCGGGCGCCAGTCAAGGACGGCCACCTGGCCGGACCCCCGCAGCCCCATCACGTCCTGGTCTTCGAGGAGGACGAGGAGAACCAGCCCAAGGACCAGGGCAGCGGATTTCTCAACAAAGAGGGGACCATGAACGCCGACGACAAGGGACACTTCGAGTGGCTCAGGATGAAGCTCGGTTTCGCCGCGGGCGGGACCAGTGACCAGAGGAAAGAGGACGAGGAAATGGCAGACAAGGAACTGGAGCAGAAGCTCGCCGCGGCAACCACGGAGGCCGCCGACCTGAAGAACAGGCTGGCGGCCAAGGAGACCGAGCTCACGAACAAGGGCGAGCAGCTGAAGGCGAAGGACGACGAGATCACCGCGCTCAAGGCCAAGCTGGCGAGCTTCGAGCAGGCCAAGCGCGACGCGGACTGGGAAGCGATCAAGAGCAAGCTGCCCAAGGGCATGGTGCACAAGGCCGAGGACGAGGCCGCCTCCAGGAAGATGTTCGAGGAGCAGCCGGCCGTGTTCGCGCAGAAGGTGCTGGACCTCAAGATGAAGGGCGCCACCTCCCTGGAGGGCGAAGAGCACCAGGGCGATGCGCAGTTCGAGAGCGGACCCGGCGCGTGGGACGCCAAGAACAAGACTTTCAAGGAGCTGAGCTGAAATGGTCGACACCGGATATCCGGCACCTGCCGGCAAGATCGTGGTCAGGGGCGAGCCCCCCATCCGCATTAACAAGAATATCGGCGTGGCCACCGAGATGTACCCCGGCCGCCTGACCGTAAGGGAGCTGACCGACTACGACATCAAGGTCGGGGACGGCATTCTGCCGCCCATCGGCTTCCTGGAGTTCGAGCGCTCGCCATTGAGCACCAGGCCGGCGAACATCGACAGCATCTACACCGTCGACACCGAGGCCGCCGTGATCAAGGGCGGAGGTTACGCTATCAGAGGCAAGCTCGCCAAGGGTTTCGTCGCTCTCGAGGGAGACGACCTGTTCTCCTGGGGCAAGGGCATGGTCGCTCCGGGCTGCTTCATCAAGGGCATGCCCGCGATCAAGGTGCCCTTCACCAAGAAGACCTCGGTCGAGGACACCAACGTCGACATCCCGGCGCACGTGCTGATCCACGATGTGGCGGTGTACGTCGCCGTTAACGATGCCAGCGGAACGATCGACGTGGGGTTCGAGAACGCCACCGAGTCCGGTGACCTGGACGGGCTGCTCGACGGCGAGTCCTGCGCCTCGGTCGGATGGACCGAGCACAACCTGGTCGACGCCACCGACGCCAACAACACCCTGGGCGCCCTGCTCTACGAGGTCGCCATCAAGGACGCCACCGGAACCCCGGTCTACTACCGGGTCCCCAAGATGCCCGGTTACGAGACCGACGGGACGATCAAGAGCCTGGTCTACACGACCTCCAACCACACGATCTCGGGCGATCTCTACCTGATGGTCTCCAGCCCCGGCATCGTCAAGGTCGGCAAGGCCGGAGCGGGAGTGAGCGCGATAGCGGCGGACGCGGACATCATCATCGAGGCGGTGATCTAGAATGGCAACAGCATGGGAATCAGCAGCTAGGTATCTGGACGGTCAGATGAAGGAGCCTGCGCGGCAGGCCATTGTAGCGAGGCCGCTCTTCGCCAAGACCGTGCGCATCCCCAAGGGGAAGATGTCCATCGACTACGACAAGATCGGGGAGATGGGTGAGGCGGAGATATCCTACGAGTACGCCAACGACGGCTCGGAGGATATGATCACCGCGACCGAGGCCACCATCAGGATGGCGGTCATCCAGAAGAAGTACAAGATCCCCAAGGGGGTCATGGACGCCTACGCTTCCGAGGGCAAGCCGATCGGCACCGCCGCCATGATGAGCGCGATGCACGTCGTGGCCACCAAAGAGGACACCCTGCTCATCCAGGGCTGGAAGCCCGACGGCAGCGCCTACAAGATCAAGGGGCTGTACCAGGGGGCGACCAACACCACCCCCGGCGCCGACTTCGGCACCTACGGCAACGCGATCATCTCGGTGACCAACGCGCTGTCGGAGATGACGGTCGACAAGATCAACGGGGTGAACTTCAACCTGGTCCTGAACCCGGTGCAGTACGCCCAGCTCTCGGCCAGCGCGGCGGTCGGCTATGTCGACGAGTGGGATCGGGTCATGAAGCTCCTGAACAAGAAGCCGAACGGCTACCCCGGCATGATCCTGGAGTCCAACGACATCGTCGCCGGCACCGGCATGGTGAGCGCGGTCGACCCCACCGGCAACCTGTTCGACCTGGCCATCATGCAGGACATGTCCAACGATCTGGGCATAGACTCCAAGAGCCCCAACACCTCCGACACCTATGGCAAGGTCTACGAGGTAGTGGTCCCGCGGATCGTCAACGGTGATGCGATCACCACCCTGACCGCTATCTGATCGTCCCTCGGCCGGGGGGAGCAAACCCGGCCATCCGATCTTTATCTGGAGGGTACATGACGATCATCGAACCGGAGCTCTGCAAGCGGCAGCCGCCGCAGCAGGGACGCATTGCGAGAGAAGGACAGACCCAGGCCGACGCCGAGGCCGCTCCGTTCAACGTCGCCGACTTCGTGTTGCCGCTGTCCGGAAGCGACGGGGAGAAGGTCCTCAGCAATACTACCGTCGCCGACCTGGCGAGCGACACCGCGTGCAAGGCGGTGTTCGTGCAGAACGATCCGGACAGCGCCGGCCGGCTCAAGGTCGGGTTCAGCGCGACGCCGAAGATCAAGCTGGAGCCGGGCCAGGGCCAGTGGTTCTACGTCACCAACCTGAACAAGATCAAGGTGCAGGCCATCAGCACCGCGACCGCGAACTACTCGTACCAGGTCTGAGGGCATGATCGCCGCCGCCGTCCTCGCCCACCGCCGCCCCGGACCCTCGAACCCCAGCGGCCTGTTCACCTGCGACACCCTGCCCGGCCTGGTGTACGCCAGCGACATGCGCGTCAACTACGGTGCCCGCACGCCGATCAGCGACGCCAACCCCACCGGGAGCAGGGTGTCGAGCACCGGCCTGGTGCTGTCGTGGGACGGGCACACCCTCCGCAACGGCAAGGCTAAGAACTTTGCCGATGGGACGGGAGTAACCGATGGCACCCTGTCCGGGGGCGTGACCGCTGGCGGGGCAACGGGCATCAGGGGGGCGGCGACGGCGCTGGACGGAGTGGACGACCAAATCCAGGGAGCTGGGCTGCCTGCTGTCGGCAGCGGTACTGTATGGGCTATATTTTCCCGCACCCGCACCGGCGTCAATGAAGGAATCATCGAACTATATGGTGCATCTCCAGTATTGAATGCGTCACCGTGGATAAGGCTTGACACATCTGGCCGCATAGCAGCCACCTTCCCAGGGGCTACGGGAATGTTAAACACCGCAGCAAACACCCTTAATTATGACTGCCCGGTCGGTATCCACTTCGTAGAGTTCAAGTGGACTGCGACCGGCTATTCATTCGCCCTGGATGGCGTAGTGCTTGAACGTGTGATTTCTGGCTGCACATTCCCGGCTACTGGCACAAACTACGCCATCGGGCGATACTATGATACCAGGGTCCTGGGCGGGAATGTGATCGAGGCCCTGGTCTGGGGCCGTTACCTGTCAGACTCGGAATCCAGACAACAGTATGAGGACACTTTCGGCTGGGTTCGCAACACCGCCAACCCCCATTGCTTCGACATCGATGACCAGCACCCCCTCGGGACCGACCGCGTGGTCATGGGAGATGGGCAATCGCTGCTGGCAGCCTATGATATGGAGACGCTGACCGCAGCCGGACTGCTCTATGATGCCTCCGGCGGAGGCCATCATGCCACGGTAACGGGCGCGAAGTACCAGAGAGGGATGATAAAGAATGCCACGATGGCCTTCGCCGCCGCCGGGGACAACATCAATACCGGCATCACCGCGGACTACGCGCAGCTCACGTACATCTTCGTCATCCGGCCTACCAACTTCACCGCCGCGTACAACGTCCTCGGCAAGCTCAGCGGCGACCAGATAACGCTCGAACAGACGACCGGCAAGCTCATCTTCGGCAGCAACGGCACGGTCAAGGCCACTAACGGACTGACCGCCGGGCAGGGCGCCATCGTCATCGTCAAGGTGGACGGCAACAACGTCAGCTTCAAGCTCAACAACGTGGCCAACGGCTCCGGGGCCGTCACCGGGCGGACGGCCAGCGCCAACCCCTACAAGATCGGGAGCTTCGGCGGGACCGCCCTGATCGGCATGATCGGCCCGACCTTCATCATCAACGGCATCACCACCGACGCCCAGGATACCAACCTGTTCTACGATTCTCAGAAGATGCTCGGCCTGGTCCAGGGCGGCACCTCTGACATCAACGTGCCCGGCCAGGTTGGGGCGGCGGTGGACCTGAACGGCACCTCGCAGTACATCGAGGTGCAGGACTGCCCGGCCATCCATCTTACGAGCATGAGTCTAGGGGCTTGGGTCAATAGCGACGCGACCAACCCCTGGAAAAATATTCTCTCCCGATGGGGGGGCACCATTGCTTCTGCGGCATATGGGCTCAGGCTTAATGCATCTGGAAGGCCCCAGATAGATGTTAGTGATGGGTCAAATTCTAGTAATGTAGCTGCTGGTTCTGCCCTCGTTCAGAATAAGTGGGTTTTATTGGTTGGCACATTCGAGGGAGTCAATGGCAGACTGTACGTCAATGCTGTTGCTGAAACTCCTATCACAAATGCAATTGTACCGCAGGCCACATCAAATCCGCTAAGAATAGGCGAAATAAGCACCACGACAGGATTTGCGTTCGATGGCCTCATCGCCTGGCCGTTCGTTGCCAGCCAGGCATATTCTCAGCAGATCATCAACCGCATATTATTGGCCGGAAGAATGGCGAGGTGGTAACATGGTAATGCATCGATTGCAGGCTGATCTATTGTGCCAGGATAAGGACGTGGCCGATAAGGAGGTCCTGCCGGTCGAGGAGGTGGTCAAGGGATGACGGTCAGCTCGAGCGACATCGCCTTGGAGTCTCCGTATGCGGTGAGCGATGTGGCCGGTTCTAAGTTCACCACTGCGGAGTTCGACCGGCTGTTCACCAGGGCTCAATCCCGCCTCGATCGCGAGGCCCCGGCCAGCATGTCCTCGGACGACCGCGATCGCGCGCACCTCATGCTCATATGCCACATGCACGCCGTCAAGCTCGGCGAGGTGGGGCTGCGCAGCGAGTCCATCGGTGCGTACTCATACACCAAGGACTCCGGCACCAGCTCCTACCTCGAGGAGTACCGCGAGCTGATAAGCGCGGCGGTCGGCAGCGACCTCACCTCCGGGAGCGGAGGAGAGAGAATCGACGCGGAGATGGATGACATGGACCTCGACCAGTCCGTGGTACCGCGGTACACGGAGGGAACATGAGCCTGGACGCGATGCTGAACCAGACGGTGCATATCGCCGCGAGGACTGCACTAGGCAAGGGCGGGAACGCGCCGACCTACGCCGCTCCGATCTCCTACCCCGCGCGCGTCGAGCGCAAGGCCAAGATGATCAGGGGCAAGGACGGCAACGATCGCGCTGCCTCGATCCGCGTGTACCTCGCCGGGGACGTCCCGGTGGACCAGTCCGACCAGCTGACCTTCGACGGCGCGGCCTACGAGATCCTGGAGATCGAGCAGCAGCCGGGGCGCTACGGCGCCATGGAACTCAAGGTGGTGTTCGCATAGGCAGCATATCGGCCAAGATCTCCGGCGCGGACCGCATGAAGGCAATCATCGAGTCCCTGCCGATCGTGGTCGTTGACGCCATCGCCGACGGCCTCACCGACGTCGAGGAGACGATCATGGTCGAGTCGTTCCCGGAGGTCCCGAGGAAGCAGGGCGACCTGGAAGGCTCGGCGTTCGCCAATGACGCGGTGGTCACGCCGGAAGAGCAGTCGGTCACCATGGGCTACAACATCGTGTATGCGGTGCCGCAGCACGAGAATCTCGAGTTCTACCATCCCAAGAAGGGCAAGGCCAAGTACCTCGAGGATCCCGCCAACCGCGTGGCACCGTCGATACCGGACATCATGGCGAAGCACGTGGAACCGGCGATCAGGTCCGCAGGAGGCGGGGAATGAGCGCCGACGACTGGCTGGATGACGTCGCCCAGCTGCTGGAGGATCGCGAGGTCGGCATCTACTCTCCGGCAGACGAGGAGGTGGTGAACATCTTCACCTGTGAGATGCAGGACGCCCCGGAGGTATGCCTCACGCTGTACCAGTACGCCGGCCGGACGCCGGAGCGGACCCTCGACGGCAAGCAGTACTACCGCCCCGGCCTCCAGCTGGTCGCCAGGGCACGGGTGTACGCGGACGCCAAGGCGCTCCTGGTCAACGCCAGGGCAGCGATCGACGGGCTGGCCAACGTCACAATCGGCGCGCACTTCTACACCGAGATCGCCGCGCTGCAGGAGATGTTCCCGCTAGGCCGGGAGAATGGACTGATCAAGCTTAGCCAGAACTACAGGACGGAATGGAGAGTATGACATGAGCGACGGACTGATCGCATGGGGCACGACCCTGACTCGGGATGGACACCTCGTCGCCGAGCTGAACAAGATAGGTGGGTTGGAAGGCAAGGTCAACAAGGTGGACATGACCCACCACCAGAGCCCTTACGGGATCAAGCAGCCCAAGCCGGGGCTGCGGGAGATCTCGGATGTGAGCATCGAGGGGAACTTCATTCCCTCCGACACCGACGGCCAGATAGCCATGTGGGCCGACTACAAGAGCGGCGCTGTCAGGGAGTGGGTGATCTCCAGCAAGGAAGAGGAATACTCCTGGACCTTCAAGGGATTCGTCTCCGCATATTCGACCGACCAGCCAGTGGATGGCAAGGTACCGTTCAAGGCGTCCATAACTCCGACCATCGAGGAGGATGACGACGTGCCGGTGCTGGGCATCGGGGAGAGCAACGATCTCTCCGGACTGACTGCCTCGGCGGGCGTGCTGCTGCCTGCGTTCAGCGCCACTGTCTATGATTATGTACTGACCGAGGCCGCGGGCGCCACCGGGGTGACCCTAACTCCGACCGCATCCCTGGGCGTGATCGAGGTCGACGGCAACGTGGTCACCAGCGGGCAGGCGTCCAGCAACATCGTCCTGGGCGCGGCGGGCAGCCTCAAGGACGTCGAGGTCAGGGTAACGGAGACGGACAAGGTGCGCAAGACCTACCGGGTCAAGATCGCCAAGGCGCTGACATGAGCGACGAGTCCGGGGAGCTGCCCGCTCCCCTCTCCCAGTTCTCGCTCAACCTCAATACCATATGCAACTGGAGAGAGGCCACCGGCCGCAGGATAGAGGAGTGCGACTTCAACAACGAGATCGACGTGCGCATGCTGATCTTCTGTGGCCTCAAGGACGAGGTCGAGAACTTCACTCTGAAGGACGCCGGCCGGCTGATCACCAGCTACAACAAGGCGGCGACGCACGCCTTCCTGAAACGCGTGCTTCTCGGCGAGGTGACCGGCCGAAAAAACTGAGGACGTCCGAGTGGCGGGAGAAGTGGGCCATCGGACGTTACGATCTCCGCCTCAGCGAGGAGGAGTTCTGGGCCCTCTCTCCGCAGCAATACGAGGACCTGGTGCGGCGTCGCGACCAGGCGGAACGCGAGCATGAGCGGAAAGAGAACTGGAGGGCGGCGGCCATGATGGCCCATGTATTCAACCTGCTACGGAACCCGGCGAAGGAACCGGCCCGCTGCGCGGAGGACTTCCTCACGACGCAGCAGGGCACGGGGAAGGTCATGACGAGCAAGGACATGCGCCGTCAGGTTCAGTGCCTGCATGCGGCGCTGACCAGCAAGGAAACCAAGAGGAGACGGTAAGATGGAGATCGAGGGACTGAGCTTCACGGTCGACTGCAACTCCAAGGGCATGGTGAGCGGAGCGGCGGAGGCCGAGAAGGCCATGGATTCCATGGGCACCAAGGCCCAGGAGACCGCGGGGAAGATCGGCACGGCATCCGACCAGGAGGCGCAGAAGACCGAAGAGTCATCCGAGCGCACCTCCAAGGCCAACGAGAAGAAGAAGGCCAGCTATGCTGATCTCGCCCTCGGCCTCAACCAGACGGTGGTAGCCGGGTTCTCGCTGTACTCGCAATTCGACGACCTGGAGAAGAAAGAGCTGCAGGTGGAGCGCGCCGCGCAGAACGTCGAGAAGGCCACCCAGAGCATGAAGGACGCCCAGGACCGGTACAACACTGCGGTGCAGAAGTATGGAAAAGATTCCCCGCAAGCGATCGACGCGCTGCAGGACTACCAGCTGGCGCAGGAGGACGCGCGGCTGGCCACGGAGTCCCTGGAGATCAAGCAGGGCGACCTCAACCAGGCTCAGACCACCGCTTACCTCACGGTCATCCCCTCGGTCATCAGCGGCCTCGATGGGATCAACCGCGCCTGGAAGACGATGAAGGATATGGACCTCAGCACCGAGCTGGGCAAGGTCAAGGGGGCGCTCGGAGAGCTGGGCAGCGACAAGGCCGGGACCCTGGCCTCGGTCGGTCTGGGCGTTGGAGCGCTGGCCGTGGCCTGGGGTGCGTTCAATACCAAGTCCGAGGACACTCGCATCGCACTGTCGCTGCTGGCAGGAGGGCTCGTCGCCGCCGCGGCCGCGCAGTGGATCTGGAACGCGGCAACCGCATTCGGCATCGGCCTCACCGGGGTCGGCCTGGCGTTGGTTGCAGTTGCCGGCAGCGCTGCGGCCATCGTGTACGCCGCGTCCGCCACCTACGGTTCGTCTACCGACGCTAGCGTGGCGGCGTCCAACCAGGCGGCCATCGATCAGAGCGTGACCAACGGGCAAGCCCAATCCACTGCGGTCACCGCGGCCGACGGGTCGACGGGGACCGGAGGGGCGGATACGTCATCCCTGAGCCAGCAGACCGAGACTAGCGGCCGGGCCAACACCACCTCCAAGCACCTGGTGTTCCGGGCCTCGCCTCCGAACTACGAACCGGCGATCACTCCAAGCGGGGAGGCTATAGGCTTCAACGAGGCCAACGCGTACATCCAGTGGACATCCCGGCCGGACAACATGGTGGGGGCGGAGATCTGGGACATCACCCATCCCGACGGCACGCCCTACCCCAAGGCCACTGTCTTCAATCGCGAGACCGGGGAAATGGTGGCCACCTACGGAGAGGGCGGCCTGGCCCTCGAGGAGCAGCTGGCGATCATCGGCGATACCGGTCCGGAGCGCGTCCTCAACCCCGCAGAAACCGTGGCCTACGACGCCGGGGCGGCCCGCGGGGGCGCGAGAACGATCGTCAACCACTTCTATGTCAACGGGGCCAGGGACGTCGACGTGGTGGTCGAGGAGATTGCCCGGAAGATGGCCGACGAGAGGGGGATGAACTATTGACCCTCCGCGCTACGATCAACGGCATCGAGGTCATGCCCTTCCGCGACTCGGTCAAGGTCAGCGAGAAGCTGGACGGCCGCAGCTCCGGGTCGCTGATCCTTCGCTACGATGCCGAGGACATCCCGATCAGGGCGCAGCGCGGCCAGGAGGTCATCGTCTGGGACGACGAGGTCACCGAGACCGTCAACCGCACAGTGGCCTCCCGGCCGGGAACGATGGGAGTGTCGGGGCGGGCCAACGGCGGCATCGACGTGGGCATCTCCCCGGATAGACCGTCGGGCACCATCGAGATCATGCACTGCCCGCTCGAATCTCTTGACTACACCGACTTGATCAGGGTCGGTCCGGATGCCGACAATCATTTCCTGTCGGTCTACGCGGATTCCGGCACGGTCAACTTCTATGCCACGGGGTTCAACGAGGGGACTGGCAGCACAGAGGACTTCTTCATCTCCACCGATGCCTGCCTTACCGTCGATGTCCCATCGCGGATCTCGGTGGTGTGGGCGCCAGATGGCGCAGGGACCAGATTCTGGCTATATGTGGATGGGGCGCTCAAGGGCACCGAGGCGCTGGCCTGTCCGGCTGCGATCGTCAACCTACTGGAGTATAAGAGTCCCTATGTGACCTTCTACTATACTGCCCGTTTCCTCAACATCGCTCCGTACCACTGCTATGTGGCGGACGTGCGATGGTGGACTACCGAGAGGAGCGCGGCGCAGGTCCTCGCCGCGAGGAACGTCCGCGTCGACGGCGATCCTGATCTCCTCGCCTATTGGAAGCTGGACGAGGGCGACGGGTACCTGGCCGCGGACAGCATCGGAGAGCTGGACATACCGCTCGACGGCGACTATCCCTTCTGGGACTATTGCCCGGTGGACTGGGCGCACGAGGCCACTGGTCCCGCTTGCCAGCCGGTCGCCGGAGACTACCGCTACTATGGGGGCAAGGTCAAGGGCGTGGCTGTGGACCGCACCGCCCCGGGGATCGTGGAGCAGAAGATCAGTCTCACCGACTTTGGGGAGGTCCTCGATCGGACGATCATCGACTACGAGTCGCTAACCCCGGTGCTCACCAAACCCCTTGTGCAGCTGCTGGCGTATACCCACCTGACGGCAGAGGGCATCACCTACCAGTGCATCCCCTCCGACGGGCCGAGCATCGCGGAGGTCAGCTATCGCAAGATCTTCCTGCAGAAGGCGTTCAAGAGCATCGCCACCGACTCCGGATGGCTGCTGTACATCGATCAGTACAAGGAGGTGCGGTGCCACCCCCGCAGCTACCGCGCGGCGCTGTGGCACATCAGCAACGACGATTCGCCGAGCCGCTTCCTGGAGGGCAGCATGAGCGTGCAGGAGGACCGCGCGCAGTATGCCAACCGCATCTACGCGCGGTTCCAGTACCTCGATGGGGACGGGGTCACCAAGCTCACCGGGATGATCATGGCCCAGGATGCCGAGGAGATCGCCGCCCGGGCCGCGGCCGAGGGAGGCAGCGGGCTGTACGAGGCGACGGTGGACCTGGCCGACGTGGACTCCCCGGACCAGGCCGCGGAGCGGACGCAGGGCATCCTGGCGCAGCGCAAGGTCATGGGTTCCATTGTCTCCTACCGGACCGCGCTCTACGGGCTGCGGGCGGGGCAGCTGCAGAGCATCGAGGATACCGACCTCGGGATCTCCGGGGCCTACCTGATCACCGAGGTGTCGCTGGAGTTCGACAACTTACTGCCGACGTGGACGGTGACGGCGTCGTCATGGCACGTCAGCAAGGAGCCGATGGCGGCGATCGAGAACGCCATTGAGAGCAAGAGGAACTTCGACCGGGTGAGCGAGGACTTCACCAGCGACATGGTGAGCGAGGCTTCGGCCGCCGCGATCGCGGAGACGGTGACGATCGAGAGCGGACCGGTGGAGCACCGCATCGGTACCATGCGGATAGGGTTCTCGGAGGTGGGATGATGGAGACCAGGGACGGCATCAGGCCGCGGGTGAACGTGAGGATCGTCGTCGGCGACGATCTCACCGGCGAGGAGCGTGTGATCGAGACGCACAACACGGTCACCGACGACGGCCTCGAGCTGATGCGCGACCTGTTCATCCAGAAGAGCGGGGTGAGCAAGGTGGCGTACATCGCCTTCGGGACCGGGACCACCGCTCCGGACAACGACGATGAGGCGCTGGAGGCGGAGGTGCACCGCGCGGCGTTCGTCATCCCCGAGGTCACCGACCTGGTGAGTTCCGTCGCTCACGTGACCTATTACTTCTACCTGGGCTCGGCCGCCGGCGCGCTGGGGAACATCACCGAGATGGGGCTGCTTAACGCCGAATCCGATGGATCACTGTTCGCCCGGGTGACCTTCGACGCGATCGCCAAGACCGCGACCTCGTACATCAAGGTGGAGTGGGTCGTGGGCATCGAGGAGCAGGAGGTATGAGATGACTGAATATGTGAAGCTAGACAAGGCGACGGATGACATCTGGGACGAGGCCGCCTGCGATCACTTCGAGACGCAGTACGACTGCGCGAGAGTGGAGTTCGAGGAGGGGAGCTGGAAGGTCAAAAAGGACCTCTCTCCGGACGCCGACGGCACCAGGAGCTTGGGTACCGCCGCTGCGCGGTACAAGGACGTCCGGGCGCTCAACCTCCTGGAGTCCGGCCCGCACCTCCATGACGACTTCATCGGCGCGGTCCTCGACACTAATTTGTGGCACGCTGCCGGGGACGGCGGCGCTGGCCTGGCCCCGGATACCGATGGGGGAGCGATGGTTGTGCAGAGCGGATCGGCGATCATGGACGAGGAGTCCGTGGATCAGGGCGGGTACCGCTGCTTCCGGTATGGCAAGAAGGTCAAGCTCTCCATGCGGCTGAAGATCTCCGAGCACCTCCAGCAGATGATGTTGGATCTGGGGCTGTGGAAGGATTCCACGCACTATCTGCTGTTTACCCTGACCAATGTCGCCTCGGCAACCGATTGGTATGCCGAGACGTGCAACGGCTCGACCCCCGACAGCACGGACACCTTGGTGCTCAGCGATCTGGACTGGCACGTATTCGAGATACGGTGTGAGAGCGGGCATGTGTACTTCGACATCGACGGGACCAACGTGGCGGACGTTGCCGCCGACATCCCGACGGACAACATGGAACCATACATCCACATGCGCACCACCGAGGGCGAGGTCAAGACGATCCTGGTGGACTACATCGACGCGTACCAGGAGAGATAGGAGGAACAACATGAGCGAGGAAACACTGGAGAGGATCAGGGACATCGGGGCCACCGCGGCGGTGTGGGCATGGGCGATCGTGGGCATACTGGCCATCGTGCTGATGATCAAGGTCGGGTGCATCATATGGTGAGTGGCTTCGTCGATCCGAGCTTCGGCCCCAATAGGTTCAGGGGCGAGAGTTCCATCAATCTCAACCAGGCGTTCGGCCGGGACGGCGCCGCCAACGACGATGGCCATGCAACCACGCTGCCGAGCCGCAGCTCGTGGGAGTTCAAGTGCACCCGGTTCTACAACCTGGCGGCCCAGGGCGTCAAGGTCGATCGCTCCGAGGGGCACGATCCCCAGGCCAAGGACGTCCTGGTGGCCGCCGGATGGGAGGCGGTCGCCGCCGATCTCCTGGAGACCCTCGACGCGGCGCACATCTACGGCATTCAATGCATCTTCACCCTTGGGGGGCTGAGCGATCCCAACACCTGGCAGCAGGCGGAGAAGCTGCTGGACACCGAGAGCGCCGAGTTCAGGGAGTTCCAGGTCTTCATGGCCAAGATCGCGGACGCGCTCTACGGCCATCCCGCGCTCAAGTTGCTGGAGGCGCTCAACGAGGCCGACTTCCGCAGCGTGATCAAGGGACATTGGCTGAAGCTGTTCCCGCAGGGCTACATGCAGCTGCTGCGCGGCTTCGCCGTCTGGCAGGTCACGCTGCTCGACGGCGTCCGCGAGCTGCAGATGCGCAAAGGAACGCCACTGGGCAACGGTACCGCGATGGACGGCACGCTGTACACCGATCCCAACGGCAATGCGGCCATGCCCTGGGGCACCAACGAGTGCATCTACGAGATCATCCCGCTGATGGGGGCCGGTTGCGACGTGTGGACGCCGCACATCTACCAGAACGAGGACAATCCAGATCACCTCCTGGTGCTCCGGCGCGATAAGGTGCCGTCGTTCGTTCGTGCCGCCGAGGTCGCCGCCATGGAGCTGATCATCGCCGAGGCGGGGGCGCTATGGCGGGGCGGCACCCGGACAGCCGAGCTGCAAGCAGTGTTCGATCAGTACCCCGGTCTCACCGTGTGCTGGATGATCAGGTCCTGGGATCCCAAGATCTACTCGGTCCCGGTCATCCCCGTTCGCGTGCCTTACTCTCCTGCGCCGGTAGAAACCCCTGTCGAGACGCCAGCGCCGGTGGCTAACGATCCGGTACCCGAGCCTAGTGATTCCTCCTCTCCGGCGCAGGACACCCCGGAGGAAGAGGGTGACAAGGAAGAGGGTGACAAGGAAGAGGGTGACAAGGAAGAGGGTGACAAGGAAGAGGGTGACAAGGAAGAGGGTGAGGACGTGCCTCCGGAGGCCGCAGAGCCGCCCGCCGTCGAGGAGCCTGCCTCGGAGACGCCTGCGACGGACCCGCCCGCTAATGAGCCTCCTAGCGAGGACCCGACGGAATCGACCGACCCCGGAGAAGAAACATCCAACGGAAATGAAGGCGCTCCGGAGGGGTCGACGGTGACGGGCAATAAGGGGGCCGGGTTCGTGATCATCGAGATCCTGAGATGGATATTCAGCCTGTTCAGAAGGAGATGAAGGAAGAATGATAGAACTGAGTGTGGAGCAGATCGCCGCGATCTATTTCGCGGCCGGCATAGTGTGCAGCGTGATCATCGTCAAGGCAACGAAGAGCTATACCTGGTTCAAGAGCCGGGTAGCCTGGGCGCACAGGAAGCTAATCGCCATCGAGAGCAAGGTCCCCGAAGCATTGAAGGAGCAGTACGCAGCGGTCAAGGAGGCCGTGGCAGCGGCGGACGCGGCCATGGAGGACGACAAGATCGACGCCGCCGAGACCGAGCTGATCGTGAACAAGGCCGTGGCCGCGGTCAAGTCCCTGGTCAAGCTGGTGAAGGGGTGATGTGGTAAGTGGATGATGGTCACGATCCGCTGATGGACGAGCTCCCCGTCTATCCGTTTTGCTCCGAGCATTCCAGGATCAATGACTGCGTGCGCAGGGGCGAGGACGGGCGTAAGTCCCTCGAAGATCGGGTCGGTGACCTTACCATTGCGCATACCAAGCTGGAGACTACCGTCGGCAGCCTGGTGACGGCGATCGAGAAAGACCGCCAGGACCGGAAGGAAGAAAGGATGCAAGAGGTCGAGGAGCGGGAGAAGGACCGCAAGGCCATGCAGCAGAACATCACGTTCTATCAGAACCTGGTGACCAGCAACAACAAGGCCAGCATCGAGGAGCGCAAGGAGCTCATCAAGTACGGCGGCAAGGTGGTCATGATCCTGCTGGTGGCGGTGGTCGGCATCAAGGTGGTGACCTACGCGATGGGCATACCGTTCCCCTAAACTTCTCCTCAGCCCTTTCTTTCTATAAGCTTACTTTTATTAATACAGGATGTACTTTTATCTCGGGGAACAAATGTCGCTCTACAGGCCGAAGGATAGGAAGGAAGCAAAGAAATCATTCATAGCGATTGCCATTTTCATCATCGCCTTCGCGATCATAGCCGGGGTGGCGATCGGAATGCTGACGTCCGGAGGGGCGAGTTCGTCCGGGGCCAAGCTCTCCGGCTTCACCTATGCCAACTATCCATCGGCCTCGGCGGCGCAGATGCCCGACGCGGGGAATCGTTACGTGCTGTGCACCGTCACCATTACCAACACTGGGAATGCTAACCTCGTGGTCAACCCGAACTACTTCACCCTGACGACCACCGATGGGCAAGTACACTCGTACTCGTGGTGGGTGGACTATTCCATGCCGTCTGGCCTGGTGGCGGGGGCGAGGGCTACAGTCACTATTGGCTTCGAGATCTCGCAGTCGACCACGCCGGATACGCTCAAGTTCGCACAATGGTGAGCTGGGCCAGCGCGCACCCCAAGGAAAAAGGTGGAAAGGGTTTTTCCTCGATTTCCATTTGATTAACTTGAGAAACGCGCGGTCTGGCAACGCTCGCTGGCGCGGGCCGTCGCCCGCACCACTATCCATATCCAGGCAGGTACTCATTTTTTCAATCAGGGGGCTATTGGACACTGGCTGCGTCTGGCTTACCGGACTGGGTATTGTTACGACAGTCCAGGCCCGTTGAGCCTCCGCAACCGCTTGGTCGTTCTTCTTGCGCGCGTAGTAGGTCTCGGTCGTCTTGCTCGTAGATTCATACTTATGGCCATGGTGCGAAGGGGCATGTTTACGCTTGCGAAGATATAACTAGGGTTGAGGTCAAAATCTGAGGTATCGGGCAGCCCTTTTCGATGTGGCGTTAATGAAGCCGACGTATGCCAGCGAATTTTGCCCATGCCGCTGTGATGGATTTCTAAAACTGTCACATATCGGTAAGGGCCTTGTCAGCGCCGATGATGGAGGTCGGTGTCTCCCTAGCCGACTCTAAAATGGTAAATCATGAAATATTAGGCGAGCCGTCAGAGGGCTTCGCGCCGCAAGCATTCATGTTCTTGTTATACGCAGCATTTGCCTATAATGGGACGATGATTATCAGTATGGTTAGGTTCCAGATAGCCTTCTTTCCAAGGCCTCCCCCTAGGAAAACATTTCAATGGATCTGTATATTCAAATCATTTTTGCCCAATTCGGCAATGGTGGAACGTGACCGAACTTTTCGACATACTTGTCCTCGATTGCTTTTGTGATCTCATAAGTCAGTCCAATTCTCCTCTTCTGGTCCTTGAACCCTACAGAGCCGCCCGATCTTCTGATTCGTGCAGATTTCCTCGCTTTGGGCTCAATGAACAGGTTGGCGACCGAATCGATCGGTTTGGTTGTTGATTCCTTGAACCTCCAATCGAACCGGATGTCCTCTCCGACCTCAACGTTATATGGGCGCATAACCACCTCGCTGATCACACCGATGGTAATGAAAAAGACGCTCGCGAAAGCAGCAAGGATTGTGCCCATGAGCATTAAGGTCGAGAAAGTTCCATGGCCTTCAATTCCAATGTATAATTGATAGGCGATGTAAGCCAGCGCCATCAATGAACACATACCAGTCATCCCAATCGTTAGAGGATCGGGAGGGTTCTTCATGTCGACACCCCACCTCATTCACGAGATTCCATATGAATAGATACGCCCATCGCACCATAGTTCAGTAATAATGCGCCAGTCTCCATCGCTTTTGACCTCATTGATGCCTTTTCGATTAAGGGCGTGCTCCATTCAATTACATCGACGCATGTTGCCGTGGGCAATCTCCAAGCTGCTGTCAGCCTTCTACCGTTTCTATAACGGCCAGGAGCCATGGTCAGAAAACTGCCTAACATGTATCGCCTAGTTCTTCTTCTTGAACCGTTCATACTTTCTGTTCCATTGGCTCGACGACATGGCAAGCCTATCTCTTTCCATGCCGGGACATAGCTCATCATAAGATTTGGGCGGATATTTGCCCATACGCTGATAGTACGCCTCTTTCAACTCAAGAGCGATGGGATGGTCGATCGGATAATACCAGGCGATATCATTACAGATCGTTCCTCCTTTTTTACCCAGGAGGGATGTTGTGAACCCGATCATCCGTATGTCCGGCCAGGCGATGATGATCGGCTTCTTGCCCAACCTCATGTTCAATTTCACGCCATCGTCCGATATCTCCACGGATTTCGGCCTATTCAGATAATTGATTTTGATGCCAACGACGTAGAAACAAATACTCCCAAGGACGACGCCGATAATGATGTTTAATGTCCTTGTAAACGAATCTGGATAATCAAAATTCATCCAGATTTCCATTAGCACGACGGTCAGTGTTATAAGGAAGGCCCACGATATGATGGGGCCATAATTCACCGAGTTCTCATATCTTCTAGTGTCCATCGTTCAGCCCCCTTATGCTTTTAAACACATCCGATATCCCCTTTCCTGTTCCCGCCAGGGATACTAAGAGGGAAAATCCGTATGCAGTTTTTGTATTTGAATCGATATTTTGTGCAGTCATGCCTTTGAAGGACTCCCAAAGCCCATATGCCGACAGCTCCAACCCAAGAACGCTTAGGAGCAGACCTCCAAAGCCACTAGTCATAGTATCCGCATATATGGCTATTACCAAACCACAAATCGAAGACGCTAGGGCCATTGGAAATGCCAGATAGGCATTGATGAAGCTAGTTTCATAAATCCTCTGCTCGCATCGCGTTCCACGTCCAGAACTTGTTCTGGACCTCGAGGAACATGAGGTCGCGGTCACGCGACCTCACCTCGCCGCCCAGCGTTCTCTTCACGGCCGA